ATGGATGATGAAAATCTTCTAAAATCTGAAGGAAACGAATTTTCAGGCAAACGCCAGGCCGCTATTGATGCAGGCAAAGATGAGTTTGAAGTTGGCGGAAAGAAATACAAAGTTGAGGCAGAACATAAATTTACAAAAAACTCAGTTACCGAAGAAGCAGATGATGATGCCGCTCGTGAGTTGGAACTGTATGCAGAAAATGACGAATCTCTTTACAGACAGAGTTATGTTCCTATTGCAAAGAACCTAAGCAAGAAGTTTAAGAAGGGTGTTTACGACAGTGAACTAGCCAAGAAACTTTGGAAGTATCATGCAGACAGAGCCGCACAAAAGTATGGCATGGACCACGCTGGTGGATCAAAAGAAGGACTACGTATGTTTAGTCCTGATACACGTAGAGCATTTGCACGTAGCCTTGAAGATTATTGGCACGATGAAATGAAAAGTGGTAACTTTATGGAATCAGCAGTAACAGAATACGAAGGTGCATCGCAAGAAGACGTTGCAGGAGCGATAACACACCGTTTTAAAATGAACACAGATTTATTATCTAAAGCACTAAAAAAAGAAGGTGGCATTGACGCACTGATAATGGCTATTGATGATGTAGCAGAATGGCATGCTGGTGCAGAAGAATTAGGTTCAAGTGATGTTAGCATTATGGTACGTGAAGTTATGGCTCAATTGGGAATAACAGAACGCAGTCTTTCAGGCTTAAGAAACTCTAGTGCATTTGATGGCAAAGACCGAATGATGGCACTACTAGATAAAAATAAAAAATTAAACGACAAAGAAAAAGAAGAAGAAAGAATTAAAAAAGCAACTTTTGGTGAAGGGGCAATGATGGTATGTAAGCATTGTGGAGATGAAATGCACAAGCCTACAACAAATTGCGAATGTGATTGCAATGATGAAAACGGAGATCATTGGATCACAAAAGAATCTTACACCGAAAACCAAGATAAAATAGTTAAAGAATACAAAGACGCAGGCTACGTCACAAAATAAAAATATGGCATTAGCATTATAGCAGTGTAAATACTGCTATGAGCAACTATAATGCACAACAAGAAAAACTCGGTTTCGCATTAGTTAGTTCTAATCGGAACCGTATTTTTTTCTACCACAAAAACTACGAAGTTACTAAACGTTTACAATTACATTTTTTACGAAATGATCTATTGTATCTAGTCCCTGTGACTTTAAAAATGTTGCACCGACAACGATTGCTTAACAGGAAGAAACAACAAAACAACAATCGTGTTGATAAAGAATTTGATTTTTATAGTTGTGTAAACTATACATTTAATAATGCTAAAGTATTACAGGTTGAACTTGATGTTGCTCCGTTTAGGCAAAGAAAAATGCACATCATCCAAACTGCTACAGATGCCACCAACGAAGACAACAACATACATCAAAATTTGATATCAGCATCTAAGTATATTGAATCATTTAAAACAGCTATTGATCAACGAGAAGCAATACTAGACGAACAGTTTTCATATACTATTAAAGGATACGAAATGTTCCAGACGTTTTGCCAAGAGCAATTTACAAATTCACAACTTGATAATATGTTTGAAATTGACATTGCAGACGAAAAACGATATAAATCACAAATGCGTGAATTGCGTATAAAGGTAACAGATGCTATTATGGAAATGAACTTTACTGTTGATCCTGATACCTATAATGTACTGTTTAAAAATACAATAAAAGAAATTACCAACAAAGCAAACAAATACGAACAATCTGTGCTTGGAGCGGTAAATCAATGATGACCGCTGAAGATTATTTTAAAGGAAATCGTTTAGTTGACAACAGTTACATTGGTATTGCACTTGACAACGAAGATATGGGAAAGTATGGGAACTATTGGCTATCAAGTTTTAAAAACATTCCTATGCTCAATGATATACGTAGTCGCAGTCTTAAATTTACCACGCCATGGTTAAACGATGAACACCCTGATTATATAAAATTACCCAAGTTATCAACTACTGCTAAAAAATTAGACGATATCTTAGACGAACGTGCAATTGAGCTACACAAAATTGCAATACGAGATAATAAAAAGATATGGATTATGTGGAGTGGTGGCATTGATTCAACAACCATGCTTACAGCATTTATTAAGAATATCCCAAGTAACGAATTAAAAGATCGATATAGTGTTATTATGAGTGCTAATAGTATTGCTGAGAACTATTACTTTTTTAAGCACTATGTAGATGGAAAGTTTAATTTAATTAACTGGTTAAACTTAGACATCAGTTCTGAATTGTTTAAAGATACTATTGTACTACATGGAGATCCAGCGAATGCATTATTAAGTGTACCAACTGTGGCCGCATTTGCATCATTGGTTCCTAGCGGAGAACATTTACTTCCGTTTAGAGAGAACATCGGCACTTTAATTGATGGACTTGAAGCAATGGTAGTTGGCAATGGCAAAGAATCCTTACCTGGTTGGGCGGAATGGTATATTGAAAAGTTAGTTAATGCAATACCAATTACTGACAATGCTACAAGTATTGCTTCGTTTTGGTGGTGGCATTATGTAAACTTTAAATGGCACGGAAGTATGTTACGCCCATTTTTCTTTACAAGAGAAAGCACTGATCAACCCATACACGAAGACGAGTTCAAGTACTATTATGATACAGTATTCTATGTTAATGAAGATTTCCAAAATTGGAGTTATAGTAATATTGACGAAATAGTTAAAACACCAAGCGACTATAAACCATTAATGAGACAGTACATACATACTTTAACCAAGGACGATCTTTATTCAACCTATAAAAAGTTTATGGCCAGTAGACGCACAAACTTAAACCAAGCTATACTTGAACAAACACTTCCATTTGTATACGATTCTAATTGGATTGGACACAAGTTTGATAAGAACTCCAAAAATATAGTACGAGAATTATTACATGCCTTTGAAGGATAGAATTATAAGATCAGCAATTTTATTGTTGACAATCATAGCACTCACTGCTATAATGATAAATGTAATACCACCAGGTGATCCTGATTATCCACCGGGGCATACACTAGGAAGGCATATGTTACATTAATGTTTGGTTTATTAAGTGTACATCAAAACTATTTTTTAACTGTTGGTGAATACAATTCACTTAAACGGACACAGCATATAATTGGCTCACAGTTGCCTTGTTTGTTTGTTGACTTTGATTTAATTCAAACACGTGATGCTGACAAAATATCTAAACTTAATTTTAAAGATTATGCTGGAAGTTTTAGACTTAAAAAGTTCCTTGAGTTAGATACAGTTGGTACTAAGATAGTTCCAAAGTTTGATGATGCTTTTATTAGTACACGTGAACACTTTGGTCTTAAACCTATTACTGACACACAAGAGATGATGGTTACTCACATATCTCTGTTGCATGAATTTATTAATATACATTGGAAAGAGCTTGATGTATATAAGAAGCATCGAGACAAAGGCAACGATCAAAAAATTAACGGTATAAATGCTTTTTCAGATTTTGTTATTGAACAGACCGGAGCCGACGGTTTTATTAACGAATTAGTTGAATACGAAACACAACAGATTCAAGCAAACACAGGTGTATTGGGAAATCATACAAAACACTTGCAACAGAGTTTAATGAATATAAACTATAGCAATGTTAACTTACACGATTTGATAGCAAGATTAAACCAAGAGATTCAAGCTATTCCTCCAATCTTTGCATTTGGGCAAAAAAGGATAAGCGAAATGCTACAACGCCAAGCACAAAAAGCTCTGCTTATGGCAAGGAAATCAATGAATGCCTAGTGCTGAAGAATACTTTTACAAGAAAATTACTGACAGTATGGCCGACAGTCGGATGGTACAATCTATTGCTATGTATCCAACTGAGTTTAAAAACAAAAATGCTACATATTGGCAGAGTTTAAATCGTTGTATTATTGGAGTAGCTGACTGGAGATCACGTGTAGGTAAATTTGAAAACCCATGGAATGCAAGTACTAGCCCAGAGTTTGCTCCGCCGGCACTTGCATATACTCCAGATACGTTTGAAGACATTGCAAACCACAGAGCATTAGAATTAATTGATGAAGCTAAAAATTCTAATCGTAGACTTCTTTTATTATGGAGTGGTGGCATTGATAGTACATTTGTACTTACAAGTTTTATTAAAAACATAGAACCTGCTGATAGAGAACTGATTATTATATGTTGCAACTTTACTAGCATATTTGAAAACACACAGTTTTATGTTAACTACATTAGTAATCAATTTAGATGTATGCCGTACCAATACTTTGATTTAACTCCTGAATTGCTAGACAACTATATTGTAATACACGGAGACCCAGGTGACTGTTTACAAGGTCCTAGTATTCCTGCGTATGCAACATTTATTGAGCAAGGTGTACATAAAGAACCATGGAAAAACTATGTTGATCAAATAGCGGAAAGCATACAACCAGACCCAAGCCATCCATATTATGCAGAAGGATTTGGCAATTGGTTTACTCAAAGAGTTTGCGAAAACTTGGAAGAGATTCAACCCGAGAATGTTACAAGTATTGCAGACTGGTGGTGGTGGACCTACTATAACTTTAAGTGGGAATTTTCATGCCAACGTGCTTTCTTCTTTAGTCGTAGAGATCCAACAACAGAGTTTACTCCTGCACATATTGCAGACTTTGCTCGTAACACTTACTTTAACACGGCCGATTGGCAACATTGGAGTTATAGTAATCTTGACAATTTAATTGGCCTGGATAGAAGTAACCATAAACATTTTGCTCGTAATTATATACTCGAACTTGATGGCAATGATGTTTATTACTCAACTAAAATTAAAACAGCAGGAGCTCCAGCAGACATAATTACTAGGAGAGACAATGACATTCCTTTCTATTTTGACAAGAACTGGAAAGGGCATTATTGGTCAGAAACGGCTGTTGAAGAAGTGAGTATGTCATTATTAGGTAGATTTCAATGAGCGAACTTTATGCATTGTATAATGTTAAGGCAAATAAGTTTTTGGTAACTGATCGCAGTTATGAAATGCTAAAAACAATTCAGTTTATCTTTTCACATCGAATACTATTCTATTGTGTCAGATTGAATGATGTACACGGATATCGTGATGGTTTACTTGCTAAAGGAAGACATACCAAAATTGGATTTGCAGATCCACAATTGATTAATATTAGCACCGACATTCATGCAAAAAGTGATGGTAAAATTAAATTTGTATCCAGTCCAAATCACAGTGATGTAAACGAAAAATTTAGCAAACAAGCAGAATTCTATAGAGACTTCTTACGTGTGTTTAACAAAGAATATGGATATTTTCAAGATATAGTACGTACACGTAGTCGTACACAAAAGAACGGCCTAACTCAATTGACAGAGTATACTAAATTTTTAATGCCAGACGACGAAGCACTTCGTAACTTAATAGCTCAAGAGACTGACTATAACTTTAGTGTTATGAAATACTTGAGACAATTCAAAGGAGAGGTCATTGATAAACTACAGAGTCTTGATTTAGAACTAGAAGTAGGTGACATGGTTAAACAGTTAACACAAGAATTAAATAGTATTCCTGTTAAATGTCACACTCAACGTTATGTAACACCTAAAGTATTGGAGTGGCTTGATGAAAACTATAATATGTGAATGGAACAATATGATTGGAAGGAAGTAGGATTATGAGTGACAACGAAGACATGAAAATTGACGATGTTCAAAAACAAATATGGAATCTAATAGATAGACAATTTGCCGAAGAAACATCACAAGAGCAACTGTATGTAACAGGTGCGGTGTTACTACAAACTGCTATTGAATTATACAGTGTAATATTAGAAGATGACGATATTCAAAGATTGTTTGATAGTGCTACTGACAGCATTCCAGACCTCCGCCAACGAATGCAAGATCGTCTTGGAACACGAGTTATTCATTAAATGAAAGCCGTTGATCAACATATTGATGAAATTACTAACAATGCATGTATGGTAGACAATATGCTTATTGAACACCTTGATGTTAAAAACCCATACGGAAATCATTGGCAACGATATAGCAGACTCAATATCGGAGTTAAAGATGTTAGGCCTCGTGTTGGTACGTTTACAACTCCATGGAACACACCTAATAGAGATCTTTGGAGAATGCCAGAATTATATTATATTGATGATAAACTATCAGATGTACTTGATGAACGTGCAATCGAACTATTCAATTTGGCTAAAAACACCAATAGAGACATACACATTATGTGGTCAGGAGGAATTGACAGCTCAGGTGTACTTGTGTCATTTCTTAAAACATTAGATCCAGCAGATAGAGATATTCTCACAGTAGTAATGAACACTGATAGTTACTTGGAGAATCCTGACTTTTACAGGAACCATATCAGTAATAAACTAAAAATTAAATACCTCAATACTATTGATGTTAACAACGAATTCCTTAGTAAGAGCATGTTGTTACATGGTGATCCGGGTGATTGTTTATACGGGCCAAGCATTGGCGCCTTTGCACACTTAATACCTGATGGGAAACACCTATTACCAGCAAACGAGAATAGACATTTAATTAAAACCTTTTATGACCGTCAGGTAAGCAGATGGGCACACCCAGACTTTGGTGAATGGTATGTTAACAAAGTTGCAGACAACTTTGCTGAAGCTGGTTTAGAAAATGCAAGTACTATTGCTGATTATTGGTGGTGGCATTATTTTAATCTCAAGTATCAATTCTCAATGCAGAGACCGTTACAGCATCTTAAAGGAAATTATAAAGATGCACTTGAACCATCATTGTACGATCGTTTTATACGTGAAGTATTTTTTCACACAGATCGTATGCAACGTTGGAGTTATAGCAACTTACATACCTTCTATGAAAAGATACATCTTGGCGACCCTGGTACTAAATGGCAAGCAAGAGACTATCTATACGATTTTGATAAAAACGATCGATATTACTACCATAAGGTTAAGATATCGAGTCAAGCGAGCGATAAAGAACGCAGAATGTTAGATATCAGTCCGTTTTATTACGATCGTTATAACATGGGACACTATCCATGGGAAGAAGGTGTTACAGAAGCAATCACACACTTTTTGGAAGAATATCAGGGTTGACAAACAACAATTACTGTTATATAATATGTACAAATTAAGGAGAACTATCTATGACTATGTTTAGCTCAGAACAAAAAGCAAAACTTACACAAGTAATCAATGAAGGGATTCAGGTCAAGCAAGAAGTAGAAGATCTGAATGCTGGACTTAGTGATACAGTTAAAGCTATTGCTGAGGAAATGGAAATTAAACCTTCTACTTTAAAAAAAGCAATTAATATTGCACACAAAAGTGGACTAGGTGATGCAAACGCAGAACACGAGGTACTAAACGACATTCTTGAGACTGTCGGAAAGACCTTGTAAATGGAAGTCAAGCCATACCAAAAATTGGCTTGGAGTGCTACAGCGGGATTGATTCTTGCAAGTTTATTTGCAAGTTTCGTCCCGCATCTCTTGATCCATCATGTGCTCTTTATTGTTAGCAATGCACTGTGGACAGCCGTAGGAATATTATGGAAAGAAAAGAGCTTGATTGTTCTGAACTTTTCGCTTACTATAGTGTACATATTAGGATTGGTGTATAATGAGTTATATTGACGCAAGGCTGGATAGAGAACGTGATATGATTCACGTGGTAGAACGTATTGACGGAAAAAGAAACTTTACGGAATACCCTGCTGAATATGTGTTTTATTATGATGATGCAAGAGGCAAGCATAAAACTATATACGGTAATCCTGTAAGTCGTTTCAGTACACGCAATAGCAAAGAGTTTCAAAAAGAATTACGTATTAATTCTAATAAAAGTGTACACGAAAGCGACATCAATCCAGTATTGCGTTGTTTAGAGAACAATTATCTCAACAAAGACGCACCTAAACTACAAACATGTTTCTTTGATATTGAAGTAGATTTTGATCCAGAACGTGGATACAGTAGTCCAAGTGATCCATTCAATATGATTACATCAATTACATTGTATTTGGATTGGGCAGATAAACTTATTACACTAGCAGTACCACCTAAGAGTATGAGTTGGGAAACGGCCACTGAAATTTGTGCTAAATTTGATGACACTTATATATTCAAACGTGAAGAAGAATTATGCGAAACCTTTCTTGATCTGATTGATGATGCAGATGTCCTTAGTGGATGGAATAGCGAAGGCTATGATATTCCATATACTGTTTTACGTATCAATCGTATACTGAGCAAAGATGATACAAGACGTTTTTGCTTGTGGGGACAATATCCTAAAAAACGTATGTTTGAACGTTTTGGCGCAGAGAACATTACGTTTGATTTGATTGGTCGTGTACATTTAGATTATATGCAACTATACCGCAAATACACATACGAAGAGCGTCATAGTTATGCACTTGATGCAATTGGTGAGTATGAACTTGATGAAAAGAAAGTTGCATACGACGGCACACTTGATCAACTGTACAACGGCGACTTTGAAAAGTTTTTAGACTATAATAGACAAGACGTTATGTTGCTTGTTAAACTAGATAGGAAGTTACAGTTTCTTGATTTAGCAAATGTTATTGCACATGATAATACTGTTCTACTTCCAACTACAATGGGTGCGGTTGCAGTTACCGAACAAGCAATTATCAACGAAGCACATTCATTAGGACTTGTAGTTCCTAGTAGAACTAAAAAAGAAGAACATACAGAAACACAAGCGGCAGGTGCTTATGTTGCATATCCTAAAAGAGGTATGCACGAATACATTGGTGCCATCGACTTGAACAGTCTATACCCTAGTGTTATTAGAGCTTTGAATATGGGTCCTGAAACAGTTGTAGGACAACTACGACCCACAATGACAGAATTTTATATTAAAGAAAAGCAGGCAGAAGGAAAGAGTTTTGCTGATGCTTGGGAAAATATGTTTGGTAGTAAAGAATACCAAGCAGTTATGGAAATGGATCCCACTGTAGAAATTACCATTGATTGGCAAGACGGAACCGAAGATTCGTGTAGTGCCGCAGATGTATGGAGATTGGTATTTGATAGTAAGCAACCGTGGATGCTCAGTGCTAACGGAACTATCTTTACATACGAAAAGAAAGGTATTGTACCTGGATTGCTAGAACGTTGGTATGCTGAACGTAAAGAGCTACAGGCTAAGATGCGAGATAGCGAAGGCGAAGAACGTGCCTTTTGGGACAAGCGACAACTTGTTAAAAAGATTAACTTGAATAGTTTGTATGGTGCTATTCTAAATCCATACTGTAGATTCTTTGATCATCGTATAGGACAATCAACTACACTCACTGGCAGAATTATTGCAAAACACATGGATGCATTCACAAATGAATGTATAACAGGCGAGTACGATCATGTTGGCGAGGCAGTAATTTATGGTGATACTGACTCTGTATATTTCAGTGCTTGGCCAATGCTTAAAAGTGAAGTCGAAGCAGGTAATATGGAATGGAACAAAGAAATTTGTGTACAACTGTATGACCAAATTGCAGAAAACTTAAACGATAGTTTTCCGGCATTTATGGAAAAGTCTTGTCATTGTCCACGCGAAATGGGTGAAATTATTAAAGCAGGGCGTGAGTTGGTTGCTAGTAAAGGTCTTTACATTAAGAAAAAACGTTATGCAGTTTTGATCTACGAACTTGAAGGTACAAGGTTGGATGTTGGCGGCAAGCCAGGTAAAGTTAAAGCAATGGGTCTTGATCTAAAAAGATCTGATACTCCCAAAGTAGTACAAGACTTCCTTAGCGAAATTTTACTTACTACTTTAACTACCAACGCACCACGAGACGACGTTATTAAAGCAGTACGTGATTTTAAAATAATGTTTGCTGATAGACCAGCATGGGAAAAAGGTACACCTAAACGTGTTAACAACTTAACCAAGTATACTGCTGAAGAAAAACGATTGGGCAAAGCCAACATGCCCGGACATGTTAGAGCCGCAATGAACTGGAATAAACTAAAGCAGATGCATGGCGACAAGTATAGTTCAGAAATCATGGACGGTATGAAAACTATTGTATGTAAACTTAAAGACAATCCAATGGGTTATACTAGTGTGGGTTACCCAACTGATGAATTACATATCCCAAATTGGTTTAAGGACCTACCATTTGACAATGGTGCAATGGAAGCAGGAATTGTAGATCAAAAAGTTGAGAATCTATTAGGCGTATTGAAGTGGGACATTGCTGGTGAAACCAACATCAAAACAACTTTCACGAGCTTGTTCGAATGGGACGACTAAGTAGTTATGTAGGTACTTTATCAGCGAGGTGTGTGTTATGAATACCGACGAAAAACTCAGTTTAAGCGAACTGGTTGGCTTTCGGAATAGACTAAACAACATCGTAACAGTTGACGGTGTTAAGAATTCTATAGATGACATTTGTACATTAATTGAAAATACAAATGTGAATAGTAACACCCATAAAGAACAACTCTCTCTGTATAACGAAAAGTTCCAAAGCATCAAACAACAACTTGATTCTGTTTCTGAAGACGTAGCAAACCATAATAAACTAATCAGTGAAGAGCTTGAAAGAGTAAGTAAGAAATTCTATGCTTCAAATTATGATTTAGAACTTGCATATGATTCAGCACAAAGTATTAGAGATGGTCGTCAACTTACCATGAGCGACAAAGCAGACGAAATATTTCGTCAACGTATTAAGATGTATGTTGACTGGCGATTTCCTATTCTTGAACTTGGTTGCCGAGATGGAGATATGACCAATGAGTTAGTTGCTGGTGATCCGTTATACATTGTTGATAACTACCAAGAATTTATTGATAACACACTTAGCAAATTCAATGATCAATATAAAAATAGAGTGCGACCATATTTGATACAAGAAGAATCTGGACAACCAAATATATTAGACATACAAAAGTTACCAATTGGTCAATTTGGTTTTATATTCAGTTTTAACTATTTTAATTATAGAAGTATACAAGGTCTCAAAGACTATCTTGGTCAAGCAAAAGAACTATTGCGTCCAGGTGGAACAATGATGTTCACTTACAATAACTCAGATATAGAACAACAGGCGGCGTTTGCTGAAAGTTATTTTATGAGCTACATGCCTAAATCTCTTTTAATACCGTTGTGTCAAAGTGTTGGATTTGATTATGTTACAAGTTTTGATATCGGAAACCTAAGTTGGATTGAGATTCGTATACCTGGAGAACTTGAAAGTATTAAAGCTCATCAAGCAATGGCTAAGATTGTGCATATAGAAAAGTATCCAAAAGAATTGACTTTTGAATAAGTGTATGCTACATTATAATATAATCTAATGAAAGAGGATTGAAAATGAAAGACTATCTACTAGATATTGTTCAACACACTTACGGCCTTGGCGGAATTGAGTTGGCCAAGATTACAGGTGATGAAAACGGAACTAAACTAAATTCAATCAGTGAAGATCGTACAAGTGTGGTTATCGAAGCTGACTTTAAAAATGCTATTCCAGACTTTATTGGAACATTTGGGCTTCCTAACTTGGGTAGATTGCATACTTTACTTGGACTTCCTGTTTACAAAGAAGAAGCAAAACTTAGTGTAAATCGTAACAATGATGAACCAAGCAACTTGCACTTTGAAAACAAAGAAGGTGATTTCCAGAACGACTATCGCTTTATGGGCGAAAGTGTAGTTAACAGTATCTTGAAGAACTTCAAGTTTAAAGATGTAACATGGAATATTGATATTGTTCCAACTGTTACTAGTATTCAACGATTGAAGTTTATGTCACAAGCACACCCAGACGAAACAACCTTTAGTGCTAAAACTGAAGATAGTAAACTAAAGTTTTACTTTGGTGATCCAAGCAGTCATTCAGGTGAGTTTGTGTTCGAACAAGGTGTAAGTGGTACACTAAAAACTAACTGGAGTTGGCCAGTAGCTTATGTTAATGCTATCCTAAGTTTGCCTGGTGATAAGACTTTTAAGATCAGCGACGAAGGTGCATCAATGATTACAGTTGACAGCGGACTAATTGCTTATAACTATATTCTACCTGCACAAACCAAATAGGAGGTTACATGAAGCTAAGTGAATTTAAAAAGAAGTTTGGCGAAGGTACAGATTTTGATCTTGATTACGGGAAGGTAGTTATACTTGTTCTTTGCATTTATATTGCCATACAAGTATCGTAAATGGATAACTTAACTGCAAAGCAGAATGACTATGCTGTCTTTCTTCCAGCTATTAGCGGATTTTATGCTACATTTATAGGTAAACAACGTAACGAACATTACGTTGAACCAGATCGTTTGTCCAAAGCAGGACTTGGTGATATGGAAGAACTTAATTGGCTAAACAGTCAAAAAGGTTTGTTTCCCTATCGTTGGAGTTTGTACTCCGGCGGACATGCTAACTTGGATTTGAACAAGCAAGACTGGTCCGAAGACATGGTTCGCAACAGAGAAGAAGGTACGTTGATACTTGGTGATAGTGGAGGTTTCCAAATTGCTAAAGGTCTCTGGGAAGGCGACTGGAAAGCAAACAGCGGTTGTGCTAAAGCTCAAAAGAAACGTGCGGCTATACTGACATGGCTAGATAATATCAGTGACTACGCAATGGCATTAGATATTCCGACTTGGGTTATTCATGACGAGAAAGCATCTAAAGCATGTCAGATTAGTACATTGCAAGAAGCAGTTGATGCCACAAAGTATAACAATGAATACTTTATGAAACACCGTAAAGGTGTTAACAACGGTGGTGCAAAGTTTCTAAACGTATTGCAAGGTGCAAATCATGCTGATGCAGAACGTTGGTATGAAACAATGAAAGACTATTGTGATCCGGTTAAGTATCCTGATACACACTTTAATGGTTGGTCCATGGGTGGACAAAACATGTGTGATATACACTTGGTTCTTAAAAGGTTGGTTACATTGCGTTATGATAACTTGTTGCAAGAAGGCATACATGATTGGATGCATTTTTTAGGTACAAGTAAACTGGAATGGGCAGTACTATTAACAGTACTACAACGAGCAGTTAGAAAACATGTAAATCCTTCCTTTACAATCAGTTTTGATTGTGCAAGTCCTTTCTTAGCAACGGCAAATGGTCAGGTATATAGAGAAAATAAATTTACTCATAATGGCAAATGGAGTTATCTAATGAGTCCAACTGCTGATGATAAAAAATATGCAACAGACTCACGTAAATTAAGCGATGCGTTACTTGCAGATGGGTTTCATACAGTATTTGAAGATTCGCCAATATCAGACCAATTAAAGATTTCTGATATATGCTATTACAAACCAGGTGATTTAAACAAAAACGGCAAAGAAGGTAAAACTAGTTGGGATAGTTTCAGTTATTGTTTATTAATGGGTCATAATGTTTACATGCACTTGACCGCAGTACAAGAAGCCAATAGAAGATTTGATGCAGGAGACCATCCAGCGATGATGTGGAATCAAAAAGGTGATTATACATATTTTAAAGATATTGTTGATGCAGTATTTGAAGCACCCGACAAAGAAACTGCTATGGCAGTAATTGATATGTATGATAATTACTGGATGGATATTATTGGTACCCGTGGCTTTAAAGGTAAAAAGACAAAGAATGCAAACACAATGTTTGGAGAATTGTTTTCAGTTTCATAAAAGGAGAATAACATGAAAAAGAGTAAACTCGAACGACATTTAAAAAGTTTAAAAGAAACTCATAATTTGTTAAATACACAAGTAGATGAGATTATGTCAAAACCGTGTTATACTGACAATGGACGAGTTGGTGCATTGAAACTAAAGAAGTTACATGTTAAAGATCAAATCTCAACAATCGAACGTGAGCTCGAAAACCTCATATGATACTTTAGGTAGATGAAGGAAATAAGGTGAAAAGACAGTTGCTATACTGGTGGTTGCTAAACGTTATAACCATTGCAGTTATATATATTATACACGATTTTGGAGTATTAACTCAGTTATACACCAACGATAAAACGTTTATTACATATTTAATAACAACATTATTAATTATGTCTACTATATCTGTTGGAGCCAAGTACTGGCGAAGCAGTATAACTGGATTTGAAGCAGACTATAGAAAGGAAGAGTATGTAAGTAGCATTGCTATTACTCTTGGTATGATTGGAACTATTATTGGTTTTATGATTATGTTATCGGGGTCTCTAGGAAACATTGAGATCAACGATGTACAATCAGTTAAAAGATTGTTAAGCGGACTTACCCAAGGTCTCTTTACAGCTCTTAATACCACATTGCTTGGTTTAATCACTAGTCTGCATTTAAGAACTCAGTTTGTTATCTTGGGTGCAGATGATCATGAAGACTAAATCAAATCCATTAGAATTTGTTGACTTTCTATTCATTCTACTGCTAACCTTTATTAGTCTGTATATACTAACACTTATACTAATCAATCCAGTAGCAAAACAAAGCGAAGTTAAACAGAAAGCTGAATTTTTAATTATACTTGATTGGGCGGCAAATGCCAATACGGATATTGATCTCTGGGTACAGGATCCAGCTGGTAATATAGTGAGCTTTCGTGCAAAGCAAGCCGGAACCATGCACTTGGATAAAGATGACATGGGAAAAGTAACTGATGTATATACCAAAGCTGATGGTCAAGTGCAAGTGGTTAACATCAACCAAGAAATAGTAACAATACGCGGAGTGCCGGCCGGAGAGTTTCTTGTTAATTTACACTTGTATAGACTTGAAGGTGAACCTGAAAAGATGTATCCAATCAATGTACAAGTTATTAAATTAAATCCTTTTAAAAAAGCATTTGAAGGTAGGCTGATGCTAACTAAGCAAGGCGAAGAAGTAACTGTAACACGTTTTACAGTTAGTGTTGAAGGCGACATTGTTGAATTAGATGACACTCCGGCTAGATTTATTAATACATCAATTTATGATGTTCCACAACCTGGAGATTATAAATGATAGATGTACTGTTTGAAAATATTAATATATGGATGTTATACGGACTTGTAATTGTATTCTTTATTATTTCGTTGGTGATGTTAATAAAGTTAAAGGTGCGTGGATTGTTTTTTGTGATTCCTGTTGTTGTTTTCTTTGTAACAAGTGGAGTATACACATACCAAAGCATACTTGGTCAACCAACAACAAGAGTGTTACCAGAAGAGTTTAATGTAATTTCGTATATTGCTGACGAAGGCAATAAGAAAATTTATCTATGGATTCGTGAAAACGATAAACCATTTCCAATGAACTATGTTATACCTTATGAACGCCCATTGCATAAAAAATTACACAAGAAGTCTGAAGAGGTTGGAAAATCTAAAGGGGCCAAGGGTTTAAAAGGAAAAAGAAAGATTATGCCAGATAACAAATTTGGCATAGATATCCAAGTATACAAATTTGTTGATCAAAAAAGAATCACCAAAGAAGGTAATACTTTGGAACCAAACAGTGGTGGAGAAATCAAAGAACCCAAGAAAGCAGATCCACCAACAACATACAAGTAGGAGGCTACTATGAAGAAAACACTTGCCACAGTTGCATTAGTTGGCACCTTGATGATATCAAGTACTGCTCAAGCTGGAGATAGAAACAACTGGATTGCTCCATTTGTAATTGGAACTATTATTGGCAACATACTGCACAATAATCAAGGACATACTACAACTTATGTTCAACCACATGTTACATATGTACAGCCGCCAGTGATACACGAAGTTAGGCCAGTTAGAAGACATGTACGTTGTGAGCGACACTGGGAAACTAGATATGATAGTTACGGTCATCCTTACCAAAGTTGGTATAAGGTTTGCACTCGTAACCACCGCAGACACAGTCATAGATACGATTAAAAGGACTGCAATAAATGTATCGACCATTGCCAGACGGACTAACTATCCGTGATTCAAATGTACAAGGTCTTGGACTCTTTGCTACACAAGACTTTGTTGAAGATACGGTTTTTGGTATTGTACATATCAAAAACAAAAACTTTCCTCATGGTTATATAAGGACCGCATTAGGTGCTTTCTATAACCATTCCGAGGAACCTAATTGCAAAACTGTAAAAGGATTCTGGCATCAAGTTCCTGTTGTATACCTTATGAGTACTAGCCCTATTCATGCCAATGACGAACTTACTGCAAAATATACTTTATACAACGATTTTAACGACATACCGTAAAAAATATTATTTTGGTTATCTAAATTGTAGACCTAAATAGGTTTATATGCTATAGTATATAAACAATCAACTTAAAGGTTTAGATGCATGGACGACGAAGCACTTATTAAATCTGTCAGGGTTACTGATAGGTCTGACAGCGATTTTATGGTGGGTAGAGAGATTGAACATACTCCAGCCTACAATATGCAAACTTTGTTTTTGCCTAAAATATATCCAGTTAAATTTATTATGTCGGTTAAACCAAAACATTGTACACACCTTTACTTTGGTGCAAACAAAGGTTTTCCAGAAACTGTTGACTCTAAAGAGTTCAAGATATGGGAACTGACTGTACTTGCTTTTCTTAAGAAAGGCTTCTGGTGTACACTAGATTTTCAACCACACCATTGGAACTTGGTTATGAATTCCAAACTTATCAACGAACCGCGTTTTATTCCGTTGGTGTCTTTGGAAGTACCCGGAATTGAACGTGCAAATTATAATACTTGTATCAAACTTGACGACACAGGTATTGAAGCAACCAATGGTGGTGTATGGGTGCATGAACTTCACAACTTACGTACACGTGAAACATTTACACGTTGGGACGAATACCGAGGTGATAAGCATCATAAATTTTTAACTCAAGGTGTTAATGATCGTAAACGTGTTTATGGATTATGCATGGAAGACGATGTAATTAAAAACAAATCTACAAAGGAAGATGAACAATGAGCGCCAATGATAACATAGTCAGCTTAACTGGAAAAGGTATGGATAAGTCCAGCGAAGTTATTGGATTAGCAAAAAGAATGATTTGGGTTACTTTTACCAAAGAAGGTATGCATTGTTATCCTGCCGCGGCAACTGATCCTAACCTTGCCACTGGTGATGAATATGATGTAAGTTTTCTTGCTCACCCACACAGACATATCTTTCATTTTCGTGTAGCTATTGAAGTATTTCATGACGATAGAGATATTGAATTCATTCAGTTTAAACGTTGGTTAATGAAACTGTTTGAAGGCGAACTAAACGTAGACTATAAGTCATGTGAGATGATTGCAGATGACTTATACAGAGAAATTGCAACCATTTATCCAGGACGTGATGTTACTATTCATGTGTCTGAAGATGGTGAAAATGGTTGCGAAATTCAGTATTAGACACTTGACAAACTTGCTAGAACATATTACAATAATGAACTTCAACTTACTTACACTCCAAAAGAAGGAACAAAACAATGAAGTCCGAAGTCACAGCAATATTCGACGATCTCGATCAATACCGTCAGTTTTGTGTGCAGTTTGGGAGGCCCTATAATGAACGGGATCTCTACAATAAGTCCAACAATCACTATGTTGATTTTTTGGCATTCAAGGAAGGCAAACGAATTCGTAACCACTGGAATAGCCAGTCCAAGAAGAAGCGACCGTTTGTGAAAAAGAGCAATTATAAAATGGCCAAGAGGAAACATGCGTAAATTATTCTATATGGGTTTAGAACCCTACGAAGGTCGATACACTTTACAACTTCAAGATTGGAGCACTGAAGTGTTCGACCGCCGGGGGATTGACTATGTTGTCGTTCCCGGAACTACAATAGATGACACTAAAGCAATTAGTGTTGGGCAAGTACTAGATGCACATGGTCGTTCATACTTTGGTATGAGTCAGTTGATGAACCTGGTACAGATGATGCGAAATGGAGAATGTACTGGTGAAGATGTTGTATTCTTTGAAGACATGTTTCAGCCTGGTATGGAATCATTACCTTATATCATGTGTCAGATACCAGAAGAGCAACGACCTAAGATTTTTCTACGTTGTTTAGCCCAGGCAATTGACCCAGATGACTTTGTTCATGTATGGGGTATGAGCAAGTGGATGTCATTGTACGAACAGATGTGCAACGAAATTCCTAATGTTCATATTCTAGCAACCAATGAAGAGATGGTTGCACACATGAAGATTGCAAACTGGACTGCTCCAATTTATAACATCTCAGGTTTGAGTTTTGGTAAAGCAGAAGTTCAAAGACGTATTGATAACAAAATTAAACCGTGGACAGAACGTAGCGACAGAGTAGTATTTGCGGCTCGCTTTGACCAAGAGAAGCAACCAGACTTCTTTATGGATGTTATTGAAATGGTCAAAGAGAAAAGGCCTGATGTTGAGTTTGCAGTACTAAGTGGTGGTCCATTGCGTAGTAATAATGAAAAGTATTTGGATCGAGCACTTGCAATGCAGGCTGAAGGTAAACTTACAATACTGAAATACTTGCAAAAGAATGATTACTACTATACAGTAAATGATAGCAAAGTATTGTTTAATTGTGCATTGCAAGACTGGGTAAGCAATACTGTAAGTGAAGCAGATGCATTGGGTTGTAACGTGGTGTATCCTGCTTACAGAAGTTTTCCTGAAACGTTTGCAAATGATTATACACGTCTGTATACTCCGTGGAGCAAAGAAGATGCAGTAAGTAAAATCATGCAAGGTCTTTTGGAACCAAGTCCTAATATGGGTAAAATCAGTAACTGGACTGATGGTACTATTGATCGTATGATTGATATTATGGAAGGCAGTTACAAACACAATACTTGGTTACGAAGTGGTAACAGGTATCGTGATCATGTAGCGGAAGGGAAATACTAAGATGCCTGAAAACACCGTATTAATTACCGGCAGTGATGGCTACGTTGGTAGCCATGTTGCTAAAGCATTTAAAGATATCAGTTGGTATGTGTGCGGTTTAGATCGCACTGGTGCAAATGAAAATGCACGTTCATACTGTAACGAGTTTTTACGTGCTGATTACGGTGAGAGTAAGGTCGTTGGAAAGTATATTGAAACTATCAAACCAGATGTTATTGTACATTGTGCTGGTACTAGTCTAGTAGGTCCAAGTGTTACAGATCCGCATGCCTACTATCAGAACAATGTACTTGGTACAATCAATTTATTAGACAATATAATTAACGTACAAAAAGATAATTTACCTGTTGTGCTTTTTAGTAGTTCAGCAAGTGTTTATGGCAATCCCGAACAACTTCCAATCACAGAAGATAGCAAGATCAATCCTGTAAACCCATATGGTAATACAAAGTCAATAATTGAAACCATGCTCAAAGACTATGCTAGTGCATACGGATTGAACAGTGTATCATTTCGTTTCTTTAATGCCGCTGGTGCCAGTGAAGATCTTGGTCAAGTGTTTGGTGCTACTCATATTATTGCTCGCATACTTGAAGCCAAGTTACGCCAACGACAGTTTACTTTGTATGGTACAGATTATAAAACTGAAGATGGTACTTGTGTTAGAGATTATGTACACGTAAAAGATATTGCTCAGGCACACCTAAACGCCGTTACAAAATACACAGCCGTTGGTGCCAATGCATTTAATCTTGGCACTAGCAAAGGATTCAGTAACCAAGAGATTATTGATGCGGTGGTAGAACAAATTGGCGAATTCGAAGTAGAAAAAGGACCACGCAGAGAAGGTGATCCAGATATGCTAATAGCCAGCAGTGATAAAGCAAAAACACAACTAGGTTGGGATCCAGTAAATAGTAACTTAGACACAATTATCAATGACGTATGGGCTTGGTATAACGTACTACTAGAGAAACAAAAAGAGCAAGAACAGGCATGAGTTTTAGTCATATACAGGAGTTTGAGGAGCAATTAGCACTATATACTGGTGCCAAGTGGGCCGTAATGACAGACACCTGTACCAATGCATTAGAACTATGTTTTAGGTACGATGAAGTTAAAGAATGCCAGTTTAGTGCATATACCTACCTAAGCATTTATCAGTTATTACATAGATTGGATATCTCTTATACACTTACAGAAGAAGTATGGAGAGGCCAATATCATTTTGAAAATACCCGTATTTGGGATAGTGCAAGATTACTTAAAAAGAATATGTATCAACCAGGACAATTACAATGTTTAAGTTTTGGTTATGACAAACCCTTATATCTCGGTTGGGGTGGTGCGATCCTAACCGACGACCCGGCGTTCTACAAACATACGATTCAGCAACGTTATGACGGGCGGAACCTCTCAGTTACTCCATGGGAAACAGAAATACTTCCACGTATTGCATTCCATATGAGACCTACCCCTGAGATTGCACTAGATGGACTAGAACGATTAAGGACCGGAGATATAAGTAAACTTCCACCAAAGGCCGCTGACGAATTATATCCAAATGGAAAAGATATAAAATGGAAATAAAACCTAATATTACTACTTGACAATAACTCTAAATAAAGGTATAATAAGAAGATGATAGACATTTATGCATTAATTATAGTATGTTCAATTGGACAACCATGTTACGAAGTAAGAGATAGAGTAGAAGAGTATACTACCATATCCGAATGTAAAAGTTCTATCGGACGATTAAAAAGGTTATATAATAGTACGATGGTTACCTGTCATAGAGGTAACATCTTAAGAGACAATCACGGACAACTACCAAAGTCCGCATAATAAATGGCAATCCTCTGCCTTAACATCGGAGATTTTAAATGAGTGAACTAATATCTAAAATTATCACAGATCGTGTAAAAGAATCAGGCGACCGCTACTGGGCTGGTGATAATATTTCTAAACATATCCATAACGAATACGAAAAACAAGATTTAATTAATGAAATTGCAGTAGCATTTGAAGATGTTCTTGATGCATTGGTTATTGATAGATTCAATGACCCTAACAGTATGGATACTGCAAGACGTCTTGCTAAAATGTATATTAATGAAGTTATGAGTGGCAGGTACGACCCAATGCCTAAGGCAACAGCCTTTCCTAATCATGTAGATGATGGATACAAAGGTATGTTGGTTGTACGTTCAGAACTTAAAAGTATGTGTTCGCATCATCATCAACCAGTAAGCGGTGTTGCATACATTGGTATTATTGCCGCAGAAACACTAATTGGTCTTAGCAAGTATACACGTATTGCTCAATGGTGTGCAAGGCGAGGTACACTACAAGAAGAACTTAATAATGTTATTGCTAACGAGATTCAAAAAGCAACAGGTAGTCCTAACATAGGTGTTTACGTTCAGGCCACTCATGGTTGTTGCGAAAACAGAGGCATTATGGCACATAGTAGTTTAACACAAACAACTGTACTTAGAGGTGCATTTAGTGATGATCCAGGCACTAAGAAAGAGTTTATGGATAACATTAAACTGCAACAAGAGTTTGCTTGTGGAAAATAAAGAGCACAGTTTTTGGTGCTAGAAAGGAAGTTATGTTTTTAAAGTTACTTGATCGATTAGGTCGAAAAAGAATTGTTTACGATAGGTTGGATGACGAGCCTTATCTTGAACGTTACTATGTGTTTATTAAAGAAAGAAAACACTTTCCTTTCAATATTTTCCTACACAAATTTCTTAAAAGCGATCCAGATGATTTACACGATCATCCTTGGGGATATGCTACACTTATTCTTAAAGGTGGATATTGGGAGCATACCCCCGACGGAAAGTTTTGGAGAGGTCCCGGACATTTTAGAATGTGCAAGTCCAACAATACACACAGAATTGAACTAGACCCTGATGTTCAAGCCTGGACATTGTTTATGCCCGGACCACAAAGGAAAGACTGGGGATTTATCAAAGACGGTAAATGGATTCAACACGAAAAATATCTTTCATCTAGAAAAATGTTAAAGGAATGACAATGAATAAACTCTATATTGACGATACTCAGATTAAAAATGCATGTCATTCCATTGTAACAAAAATGTATAGAGATAACTTTAAACCTAAATACATTGTAGGAATTACACGCGGCGGGCTAGTTCCAGCTTTATACCTAAGTCATATGACTGGTATTACAATGCATACACTAGATGTTCGTTTACGTGATGGTGATGAACAAGAATCAAATCTATGGATGGCCGAAGATGCATTTGGTTATCCTAATCAAGACAGTGGCGGACAAGGAAAAAATATTTTAATTGTAGATGATATAAATGACACTGGTGCAACGTTCAACTGGATTAAACAAGATTGGCCCTCAGGGTGCTTACCTAACGATCTTCGTTGGAATGAAGTATGGCATAACAATGTACGTTTTGCAAGTATTATTGACAATATGGGTAGCAACTTCAAGGTTGACTATTCAGAAATTGAGATTAATAAATCCGAGGAGGATGTGTGGGTAGTATTTCCGTGGGAAGAACCTTTAAGGGTCTAGAAGGAAAATACAATGTGCATTATAACTTTGATGTGCGAGCAACTACCGATGGTGGAATTCCAGGTACGACAATTAACTGGTGTAAAGAAAATATAACTAACGAATGGGGTTGGTACTTTGATCAAGACAATAAAGATATCGGGTACTGTACTTTTATTGATGAAAAAGACGCAATTTATTTTGCATTAAGGTACTCAAAATAATGCTTGGATTTTATCCAAATTTTAAAATCACATGCAATGTAGATTGGACTGAACTGTCATTACGTGTCACTGACACGGCTATAAATTATGTTCACACAAACAAATACAAAGAAAATATATTATACGAAAGTGTAAACAGTATCGTAGCAAGTCTACCTACAGGTGGTTGGATAAGCAAGAGTGGTCCAAGTTTTGATTTCTTTGTAATGGGCGGAATACCCGAAACCGAAATATTAGATAATTGGTTTAAAAAACAATTTCCAAATTTAACATTTACCCCAGCAACAATTTGTTGGAGTAGTAAAAATGTTCCGTTGCACAGAGACAACATAAAGAACGGACAATCAAGTTTAGTATATCCTATATCAAATAATAGTGGATACGGAACTGTATATAGCAACGATGCCAAGTTCACTTATGGTACCGAAAAACATAAACCTGTTGTAATCAATATAACTGTTGATCACGAGGTAGTAATTACTGAACCAAGAGTCTGGTTCAGTATTCATATGCAAGAACCAATTAAAATGGTTAAAGAAGTACTTGACAATTATGCAAATAACGTATAGTATTAAATATTATAAAGGTGATTTCTAAATGACATACTACAGTACAAAAACATACGGACACAACATAGGACTAAGTGCAGTGTTCCGTCAACCAAATGCAGATCACTCACATTGCCATTTGTTACATGGTTATAGTTTGCAGTTTAAATTTACATTTGGTTGTTCTGAATTAGATAAAAAAAACTGGGCCGTTGACTTTGGTGGATTAAAACCACTCAAAGCATGGCTTGAAGATAGCTTTGATCATAAGACAGCAATTGATATTGCTGATCCTCATAAACAAGAATTTTATGATTTGCAGGACAAAGACTTATGTGAAGTAAGAGAATTTGACGGGGTTGGTGCAGAGAAGTTTGCAGAACATGCATGGCGCTTTGCAGACAAACTCGTCAAAGAAATGACAAATGGACGTTGTTGGTGTGAGAGTTGTGAGTGTGCAGAACACGGGGCAAATTCTGCTATTTATTCTCCGTATGTCGTACAAAAAACCTCGTTCAAGGAGAACCATAATGAACAATAAACTACTATTGGCATTGCAGGCAAGGTATCAAGCACAAAAGGCAGAAGGCCTTGCTAATATCGATGTCTACATGCAAAATCCAGCAGGTATTGGCGAGCATCCAGACATCACTGGTGCTATTGCTGAACAAATTGCTAAGATTGCAGAAGCAGACGATGGTTTGCTTGTGTTAGAAGAAAACTTCAGTGACAAGTAATACTGACAAACAGTGGATATGCCCGGTTTGTGGGCATATCCATTATGGCGAAACTCACCCTGAGGTTGATTGCCCTATCTGTGCATTGCCTGGTGAAGAATACATTGAACAAGAATAGAAAGGCACACTATGAACTGGCGTTATAGCGAAGAATTTTATAGTATACAAGGTGAAGGCAAATTTGTAGGAGTACCTAGTGTATTTTTACGTATGTTTGGTTGCAACTTTCGTTGTAAGAACTTTGGTAGATCCAAAGACGAAACCTTTGCTAAAAACGAACCAAATCCTGAAGTGCAAGAAGTTATTGATAATATTGATCAATACGAGAATTTTGGAGATTTACCAATTGTGCATACTGGTTGCGATACGTATGCAAGTATCTATCCGCAGTTTAAACGTTTTATGAAAAATCTTAACACTGACGAGGTAGCTGAACGTTTACTAGCATTAACACCAAATGGTTCATGGACCATGCCCAATGGGCAAGATATTCATCTAATTATAACTGGCGGAGAGCCATTGCTTGGTTGGCAAAAAAATTATGTTGAATTATTTAATCATCCGAAAATGAAAGATTTAAAAAATGTTACAATCGAAACAAATGGTACTCAAGCTCTTAGACCGGAGTTTGTTGACTTTATCACACATCAAGAAAGAATATGTATTACTTTCTCGTGTAGCCCAAAGTTATCCGTTTCGGGAGAGTCTTGGAGTGATGCTATTAACCCTGACATTGTTAGCACTTACTATAATCTTCCTAATAGTGATTTGTATCTTAAGTTTGTGGTTAACGATGATGTGGATGTGGACGAAGTTAGCAGAGCTACTGAAGAGTATCGTGCGGCCGGGGTTGAGTGTCCAGTATATACTATGCCGCTTGGCGGACGGTATGACGAGTATAAAGCAACGACTAAAAGGGTCGCAGAACTCGCAATGCAAAAAGGGTGGAGATATACACCCAGACTACACGTTGATATCTTCGGAAATGCATGGGGCACGTAAGAAAGAAACGCCATTAGAAAAGGCTATGAAAGCACCCATTGACATTGACAAACTGAGGAACCGAGGATTTTGACCAAAGTAGTACACACCCAAATAGTATGTGGAATGCCACACCTACTATCAAATTTTGATTTGAACCTAAATCATCTTAGCAAAGAACTTGGAGACATACACTGGCATTTTATGTATGATCGTCCCGGTGATGCAACAGTAAAAGGTGAGCGTGTTTATCAAAGTTTTCTACGTCTTGATTTTGACATTGTAGATACATTTAAAGAAGATGATGTACTTCATATTGTTACAACAGGAGAACAAGTTGACGATGCTATCTTTAAGACTGTACATACATTTGGTAAAAATAAAATTACCTTGTACAGTATTGGGATAATTATTGATAAGGGTTCACTTGTTAAAGCTATAACTGCAAAAAATAGAGACTTAGAGTTTTGGGCCAATCACAGAAATTTTAAACGTGTTACACGTTCAAAAGAAATATTAGCCTCATTTAATACGTATCCTAGTATTGATTTTAATTGTGCTGGAATACTATATTGTGCAAACTATGTTAGGTACATATACCAGTTTGCAGATATACTAAAGAAACAAGTTACTGTTAAAAATATGTACTTCTTTGGTAACATTAAACCATATCAAGTACTTGATATTGTTCAGGACGAACACGGCATACATATTATTAGTGAAGACCGATTAATAGCAACTTGTATATGCGAACTAGAATAGGAGTAGAAATATGAATTCATTTTTTGATAAGTTTAAGAAGAAACCTGCTACAGCCACTCCTCCAAAGCAGAAGCCTAAGAAGACTCCAAAGGAAATTGCTACCGAAGCAGGTGAACCATGGGTTGAAGTTATCTCAATGGATATTGATCCGGATGATGTTGGCAACGGGGCATTTGAATTAGACTGGAATGATAAATTTATTGTTAATTTAGTCAGAGCAGGATACCAGGTCAAACCAGGCGAAGCCGAAGAATTAATTGTAGATCGTTGGTTTCAATCTGTTTGTCGCAATGTTGTTATGGAAAACTATGAACAAGAACAAGCAGATCCTGATATTCGAAATCAGAAGTAATGTCAAAGATACTATACATTAACGGCGACAGTCATGCGGCCGGCGCTGAAGCAGTGGTTTCATTTGCATTTGCAGAAGATGATCCACATAACTATCCTCCGCCTAATCGTAAACCACACCCAGAAAACGAAATAGCAAGTTTTGGCAACGTATTAGCAGATCAATTGGGCATGACTCCTTACAATGATAGCGAGAGTGCTAGTAGCAATGATCGTATTGTACGTACTACCCGGAAATGGCTTGAAGAAACATCAGAAAAACCTGGACTAGTATTAATTGGATGGAGTACTTGGGAAAGAGAAGAATGGTTCCATGATAATGAATATTTTCAGGTAAATTGTAGTGGAGTTGACCTGGTCCCACGAGATTTGCGAGATAAATACAAGCAGTGGATTATAACACAATCAAAAAAAGAACGTGAACTAGAATATAAATGGCATGATGAAATACATCAGTTCCATTTAGAATTATCAAGAAAGAACATAAATCACCTATTCTTTAATACATATCAGTATTTCTTTAACACTGTGTCGTTTAGTCGTGAAAAACTAAATTGGGACAACTGTTATATCAACCCATACGAACAAGACGGAACATATTACTATTACCTAAAGAAACAGGGTTATAGTACAGTAAACAAAAATAGTTATCATTACCCAAAATTAGCACATCGTGCTTGGGCAGACTATTTAAGACAATATCTCCAAAGAGGCGGAAATCACATTTAAATTGGTTGACTTAATCAAAAATATGTATTATACTATATAAAATTTGAATATTATAATAGGATATACACATGAAGTATCTGTTAGTTGACACCGCAAATACGTTCTTTCGTGCCCGGCATGCGGCATTTAGAGGATCTGATACTTGGACTCGATTAGGTTTTGCAATGCATGTTACCTTAGCCGGACTCAACAAAGTTTGGCGTGATCAACAAGGTGAACATATTGTATTCTGTCTTGAAGGACGCAGTTGGCGTAAAGACTTTTATGATCCGTATAAGAAAAATAGGGCAGTGGCTCGTGCCGCCCTTACAGAAGCAGAGCTAGAAGAAGATAAAGTATTCTGGGAGGCATTTGACGACTTTAAAGACTTTGTGTCAGAAAAAACCAATTGTACTGTTATGCAACACCCCCAACTAGAGGCAGACGATCTTATTGCAGGTTGGATACAAAGTCACCCAGACGATGAACATATTATTGTTAGTAGCGACAGTGATTTTTACCAGCTACTATCAAGTAACGTAAAACAGTACAATGGCATAACCGACGAGTTGCATACACTCGAAGGTATCTTTGATAAGAAAGGTAACAGAGTATTGGATAAAAAGACTAAAGAACCTAAAGTAATTCCAGACCCTGAATGGTTATTGTTTGAAAAATGTATGCGAGGTGACTCTAGTGATAATGTATTCAGTGCATATCCTGGGGTACGTAAGAAAGGTACTAAGAACAAAGTTGGTCTACTAGAAGCATATGCTGATAGAAAGACTAAAGGATATAATTGGAATAACCTAATGTTACAACGTTGGGTTGACCATAACGAAATTGAGCACCGTGTGCTTGATGACTACGAACGTAATGTAACATTGGTTGATCTTTCTGCTCAACCAGATGACGTTAAACAAATTATTGCTACTACTATTGCAGAAAATAGTGTAACAAAAAACATCTCACAAATAGGAACTAAGTTTCTTAAATTTTGCGGCAAGTATGAACTTAACCGCATGAGTGAAAATGCTCAGCAGTTTGCTGAGATACTATCATCGGAGTATAAAGAATGACACAAAAAACAGCCACTCCAGTTCTAAAAAATAAATTTTGGATTGTAGAAGATAACGGTAAAAAGATTGCCACTATTCAAGCCGTTGAAGGCGGCGGGTTTACGTATGTTAAAGGAGCAACATACAGAGAACGATTCCCGGCACTCAAAGATATTGAAGTGAAATATAACGTTAGTATCAGCGACGAAAACAATGAATCAGCTAAAACTAAAGACAATTCATTGTACGGATATCCAGTTGGAGATACAAAAACTTTTAACGAAAGTTACAATGCTCAAACTAAAATGCCGGTATTTACTAAAACTCCAGCAAGTAAAAGTCAATATTGTGCAGGGTTTTATTGTATTGAACTTGACAACGATCAATGGATCAGTCACTTCTGTCCCAAGCTAATTACGGTCAGAAGGTATGCATATATGGGTCCATTTAAAAACGAAAATGAAATGTTGGAAGCATGGAAAACAGCCTACCCACACCTAAGTTAACTCGTAACTTACAAACTTTAAGTGACCGTGTGCAAGTTGCACAACAGACAGGTAAACGAGAAGTTGTATTGGATATAAAACTTGCTAGTGGTGTGGTAAGTGAAATTGTTAAACTATTATCGCTTAATATTGAATTACACCAGCAGTATTTAGAAAACCAACTTATTCAAGTTGAGCTTGATGCCGGAAATTACATTTTAGATCCTAACGAAAAAATAGATAAATAAAAGTAGCATATAATAGAGGTATGCGGTTAACTCAATAAAAGCGATTTAAACTATGTCAAGACCTAAGCCAAATATCATCATAGAGCATGTAAATAAACAATCATTTAAAAGTGATCAGGTACTCGCCAGTGAAGGAATTTGGGCAGTGTATTATGAAGGCAAACCGATCAATCTTAAAACTCATAATATTCTTATTAGTTATCCTGGACCAAAATACAAAAAGGTTTCATTTAGCAATCCAGGACATGCAATTAATTTAGCAAAGAAACTAAACGAGTTATTTAACAATGACGGTTTTACAGTAGTACTGTTGAAAAAAGGTGAAACAATTTACCCCTAAACGTTACAGTCAATCACAAGTGGCTAAGATTATATTAACTTTGCCAGATTTGCCTCCTGAATTAAATTCCCTACCAAAACTAAATTTAACAATTTGGAAGAATCCTCTCAATAAAGAGAGTTTACACCTTAGTCATCAAGGTTGGTTGCTTGCCAACAAACTAAAAATGACCATGTACAAATTTGAGCTTCCCAGTGCCTTTACTCCCAAACAACTACTAGAGCTAGAGAGATATCTCGCTGGACCTTACCATGTATATCATAAAGGATTGCGTCTAGCAGTTCTCGATGAGTCAGATTCTGTGATGTTAAATCTTCAAAAAGACAATATTCCAGGATATTTAGACAATTTATCTAAATATTCGTAATTTTTTGGTTGACTTTTTGGGTATCTTATAGTACTATAAACTTATAACAGTAGAGAACTAGGACGACTACTGGTATTAAATAATAGTTAGAGACACACACTACGAAAGTTTACAATAAAAATACAGGAGGTTGTAACTTGAAAAAACTAACATTTATTGCCTTGGTAGGTATTCTTGGATTTGTTTCTATTAACATCTCTGGGATTAATGTGAAATCTGATCAAGCTGGACTTAATCTCAATGAAGCAAAAGCACAACAACATAATATTGGCACAGACGAACTTGTTTCTGATCAAGAAATTGCATCAGAACATAATTGCACAGACGATGGATGTGCAGAGTTTGATGCCCAATCCAAAATTGTTGACGCAACCATATCAACAAAGAATCAGATCGAAAATGAACTACCGGCAATCATTTATTTAACTGGTACTTCCGAACATCAATCAATGGAAGATTTAAGTGATGCAATTAATGATGAAATTAAATGCATGGCAGAAAATATTTATTGGGAAGCCCGGAATCAATCCAAACTAGGAATGATTGCAGTTGGTCGTGTTGTAGTAAATCGTGTACGTAGCAAAAACTACCCTGACACAGTATGCGGAGTAATACTGCAAGGACCAACAAGAGAGAGCTGGAAAACTCGTCAACACAAACATCTTAAAGACAGTGAAAGACGTTATTACCCAGTACGTAATAGGTGCCAATTTAGTTGGTATTGTGATGGAAAAAATGACGAAGTTCGTCGCAATGAAGGGGACATATTTACTCAAGCATGGCATATTGCCAGTGCTATTGTCCTAGACAACAGATGGGATGGTTTTATTGGTGGTGCAACTCACTATCATGCAGACTATGTAACACCATCTTGGAGACATGAACTTGTAGTTGTTAGCAAGATTGACAACCACATTTTTTATAGACCGTAGTTGACAAAAGAATAAAAGTTTGCTATAGTGTAAAAATTATAGCAAACTTTATCCTTGCTAAAGGCATTGTGCTGATAGCAGTTTTATTGTAAAATGGAGAAACACTATGAGACTTACTCGTAAACTTACCGATGTCATTGAAGAAGTTCGTATTATATTACAAACAGACTTTGACATAACCACAGAAAAACTTAAAGCCTTAAGAGAACGTGTAGAAAAGAATGGTCACGATTATCCTATAGGAACAAACTTTATTCCGTTTAGTGAACAATGGCTTGACTATGAAGTTCAACGTGCCGCTATTCCTCAACATATTCTTAACATCATGCGAAACTACGATCCACGACTTTGTGGGCCGGCTAGTGCATGTCAAATTGAAGGTCAAGATATAACAACCATATATGATGGACAACAAAGAAGTATTGCAACTGCCTTACTAGGATATCAAGCAGGACCTTGTAATGTTGTACGTACCGATGATGTTGCATTTCCAAGTTATGCATTTGAGATGTTAAACGAAACTGGAGTTAAACGATTAACACCAGGAGATCTTCATCGTAATGCTTTGACTCGTTACCGGTTAGGATCACGAGAAGAAAAGAATGTTCGTGCAAGGAGTTTACAAGATCAATTTGATGATTGTGAAATTGACTTAGAAGATAAGAATACCCGAAAAGGAAATAATCGAGGTGAACACGATTACTTCTTTAGTCATTTCAATTATGCATACAAGGCAATTGATCTTGACTCAACAGGCAATGTACTCTTTAATATATTAAACAGTATTAAAGATGTATTTCCGTTACAAGAAGAAATTGATCAAGGTGTTTTTATTGGACTATATGAGATTGCACGTCTTGATAAAAGACAAGAGCTACCTGAAGATTGGATGAATACAGTTCTTAGGTCTGCTAAAAAACTATTTCCTTCAAGTGCAATAGTTCACAGTAAAGGTAGAATGCAATGGGGACATATTAACCCTGGTGCTTCATGGAGTGCTCCAAGTGCAATGGCTAACTTTCTAAGAGAGATTTATTTGCTCAATGAAAGCGATTTAAACTTGCCTTATCACGGAGAAGGTGCTATAATGCAGGTTGCTACTAACCCTGAGCCTTCTTTAATTAGGAATTGAAATGGAACCTAACCTTTACAAATTTACTAAGGTATTACCAAAAGCATACGATAAAGTATTGCGAGAGGCTGTATGGAGCGAAGACGAATCTGAGTTATACGATTTGTGTTATCATTATCATAACAAAGATTCAGAACGCGATGTACAAATGGCGGCTGAACGTTTATATGATCTAATGATGGATGTTGCTAGTGTACGTCAACTTGATATGAGTCTTAATGTAGTAGAAATACTTGAAGAAGTTCGTGAAGATCTAAGGAAGGAATATCCTCAAGATGGATCTTAAAGAAAGAATAAGCAAGTTTAGGCAACCCAAGTTTGCTAATCGTAAACGTAATAAAGAGTCCTACGTAAACATTGCCAAGTATGCATATGCCAATTTAGATAGGTTGTGCAAGGAATATAATAGTACTGTAAACAATGAAGATACTGTTAAACTAATACGAACAGATGTCGATCAAGTACTACGAAGGTTTCACAAGTACTGTATTAAAGAACGTATTGGATCTCATTATATTGAAATAGGAGTAGACATCGATGATGCCGAATTTGAACATATGGTTCCTAATACCGTTACTTTGGATTTGCTTTTACACAATGTTATAACTGTGACAGATGCATGTAACATGCCAACTTGTACATTAAGCAAAGAACGACATAATTCTCTTAGAGAAAAAGGTTGGGGTAGCAAGACACCAGACATATACGAGTTTTGGAAACGTTACGAATATTGTTTTGAAGTTGATGGACAGTTTACAACGTGGGACGGAATTCCAGTTGATGTTAATCAGACTTTGCTAAAGCATCTTCAAACAGAGTCTTCATGGATTTAGTATCCTGCCAGTCAGTGTTCATCATAACGTCATAATTGTGATCTAATATCTGTTGAGGCACTTCCGGGTCATGTGTCAGATTGTCTATTAGAGATGCTATACGATCTACCCGAGAATACAAATTGGTAATTTTATCATATCCTTCGTCAATGATTCCATCGAATGTTTTAAATCCAAGATAATGTAATACTTGTAAACTAAAAGGATTGCCAACAATAATAAATGGCATCTTGGCCATTATAGGTTTAGCAATTTTTTCAGTGAAAAATACAAACTCGCTTTGATAATTTGTTTCTGCAACAATACACCAATTGGTTTTCTTATAAACATCAATTGGAACCACCTGACTTAAACTAACCTGTTCGCCATCATATTCGATATTGTCAATTGTATAACTAACTGGCTGTGGTTTTCCTTCCCATATAAATTGCGAGTTATCAAGAACTGCTTCATCAATTGTATGTTCTGATTGTATATATGTACTGAGTACCTGTTTATTCTTGTATATACATTTGTATATCAAGTCACGGTGCTGTTTTTTACGACCCAACAGGGCATTAAAGTGTACAAGATTATCACCTATAGGAGTTTTATTGTGCAGTTCTTCTAGTATATGGAGGCGTTTCTTGTAGAAGTGTGTCGTTGTAGCAAACCAATCCATATACGGGTATTGATTTGCTTTTATATTGTGTATGCGACCACTAAGATACACATGAGCCTTCTTGGGTAACGTGGATAACCAATCAACTGTAGGAGGATGTAGTTCAGTGCTGAACACTATAACATCTTTTGCTTTTTTAATTAACTTGTTGGCAGTTTCTACCCATGTAACGTCCCAAGGATAAGGTGTATGTAATAATAACACCGCACCCTTAGGATCGTTAGTTTGTGTAAATGGAATGTTTGCTTTAGACAGAATATGATTAAAAAAGTAAAAATCTCGATCTAAGCAATATATCATTTTTTAGTAAGTTTAAGAACTTGATCTACTAGGTCAGATTTCTTAAGTCTTCTGTCTAGTTCATGATCCCATTCTTTACGAGCTAGGTCTTCAAGTTGAACTTTTGTAAGTTTGGTCAACGAAGCCTTTGTATGTTTAACTGCCTTCGAAGCTTTCTTTTCCATTAACGAAAATGAGCCTTCTGCACCAACTACTGTGGCAACTTCTTCGGCCTGCTTCTTTATCTTTGAAGGGCTAAACCAACTCATAATTGATTTAAACATGTTTAGTCTCCTTTAAGGTTACGATTGTATTTATAAGGTAGTTAGAGCTAATCGTAGAAAAAGGTGCCCTGGAGCACCTTTTTCAATTTTAAGATATTGAAACTTAAATTAAGCTTCTTTAATCTTGTTAACTAGTCCGTCTGCGAACATATGATCTAGTGTGTCGTATACACTTTCAGTTTTTGCACGGAAGTCTTCCATGTCAGCTTGTGAAAGATAAACAACGTCAACATTGTCTGACTCAAGGCGTGCCTTGTTCTTTTCAATGTCTAGTAGAGCTTCGCGACGCTCTTCTAAAGCGGCTTCTTGTGCGGCTTCTAGGAAAGCTTCTTTTAGCTCTGCATCAAATGATGCCCAAAGATCCTTATTAATTAACACTGTGGTTAAGAATAAGCTATGCTCTGTATTAATAACAGCCTTTGCAGTTTTGCTTGGCTGAATTGTTTGCTCAGAACCATATAAACGTGGGTATGTGCTTTCGCCAGCTACGATACGACCATCTCCGATAGCCGCTCCGATTTCTTCAATTAGAAGATCGCCAACAACGTCACAACCTAAGACTTTGAAAGTTTCTTTGGAAACTTCAGAGCCGGTACGTACTTTTTCTCCAGCTAGTTCAGAAAGGTTTTCAATTTTCTTACTAGAAGGTAGTACGCGGAAACCACCGGAGTAGGTAAAGCATAATGGCTGAGCATTGGTTTTGGATGCAAAGCCGTCACGTAGATTGTCACCAATCTCGCCATCTAGTACGCGAGCAACATGATCGTGATCATTAAACAAGAAAGGCATGTCTAATGCTAGTAGATCTTTGTGGTACTGGCTACCTAGTGTAGTGGTATAAAGCTGAGTCATTTCTAGCTGACCTTCTTCAAGGTGCTTCATTAACTCATAGCGATATTGTGTGTTAACTTGGTCAATATTATGATATTTCTTGGCATACTCGTCGCATGATAGAATTTCAATATTAATTGCGCCATCTGTCTTTTCACTGATTACTCTAGCGAAACGATTAGCGGCACGAATGAATATCTCAATTGGTTCATGTGCTAGTACCCAACGAAGTGTTCTTTTTTCCATTTTAAATATTCTCCCGGGAATGTTAAAGATAAGCAATGTAATAACTCGATTTGGTACCATTGCTATTACTGTGCTTAGTAATATTATTTATGCTAGAAGCAGATTTAGATACTTTTTAACTAGTATATTAAAAGGCCTTGTAATGATGGGGATCTGCTCTTTCAACTACATTTATTTATGGATAAAATATCAAAAAAATGTAATTTTTTTAGGTTTTCAATGATTTCAATAGGTTAGCACCCCATAAAAAGGTTGACCTTTTGGGAAAGATGCCGTATACTGTATACATAATAAGGAATTAGGAGCAAGACATGAAATACCAAATTCACCAAGTGCAACTTACAGACGCTGAAGTAGATAAGATCAACGCCGAAGGGCACGATGCGGTAGAGCGTCATGCAATGAAGTTGAAGATGTCCTTTAGCGAAGATGCTGGTGGAATTGCTAGCCGCATGTATGGTCAGGGCTTTTATGATCACGTTGCTAACATTACTGCTGATAGCCTCGAGGGTGTGTTCCATACAGGTAACATGGGTCCTGAGGAGAACATCGAGCGTTTGGCGCAGATGAGCAGTGTTAGCGTTGGTGACTTAGTTATTGCTGAGAACGGTGATAAGCATGTAGTTGCTAGTTTTGGTTTTAAGGAGGTATTCTAAAATGACTGTATACGAGCTGATTGATTTTCTTCAGGGTGCCAATCCCTTGGCCGAAGTATTCATTGAGACGTACTCATGCGGTGAAACGTTTCGTGAACCTCTAACTGGCGAATGGTTGGAATTTCACGATATTGATGACA